AGTTTGTTGAACTGCTCTACTGCATTCTGGAAGAAGACCTCCGGGTTCACCTTGTCGGCTGTCATGAAGCCACCAGTGTCTCCCCCGGTGGATCCCGGCCATATAGCCAGAACATTCTCAAGGGCACCCTTGGCCTCTTCTGACATCCCGGATAACATCTCGTCCTTCTGCTCCCCGGTCATCTGGTTAAGCAGATCCCCCATGTTGAAGCTCATTCCCGGCATCTTTGAGAGGATGTCGGAGTTCAGAACCTTGTCAAACTTCTCCTTGGCAGTGGAAACAGAGTTCATTCCATCGTTCTTGATGCCTGCCATGGGCATTGAGGCACCGTGAGAAGGCAACATGTTCAACAAACTTAAAGAGTGTTGAACACCTTTCTCCACGACATCCCAGATTGCTCCGTTTCGTTTGGTGGAATTGACTGTCTTGGTGCCGTCACCAGTCTTTCTGCTATCGAACACAAAGCTCAGTGGTGAGTTGCCCGGTTGACCCTTGTTGTTGCCAACATGGGGAACAACCCCGGCCACGAGACCAAGATTGCTACCCGGTTGTGCAGATGTCTGCATTGCAACCAGAACAGTTCCGATATCATGGACAGGGGACAGAACGTGCTGTTGACCCACAGGAACGAAGATGTTGGAGAACCCAAGGTGATCGTCCAGAACGTCCTGACCGTGCTTCTGGGGTATTCTGGCCTTGACCTGCATGGTCTGCATTGGGCCGGTATTCTCAGGATCTGCACCGGGTCCAGCAACACCGTACTGGATCTGGTTGGCTGTATCTCTATAGACTGGCATTAGACTTTACCTCTTCCTACAGTTTCAGACACACAGTCAAGTGTGGTGATACCGAAACCACCTGCCTTGATCGTATGTGTCATTGAGGCAATGAGATAGTCCCCGGTTCCATAGTTACGTGGATCATCGGGTTCTATGCCATCATGCCCCTTGTTATTGAATCTCACTCCAATCATCTTGCCTGCATGAAGTGCCGGGTTGAACGGAACAATGATACGAAGAGCCAGTTTGTCTTCTTCGAGCAGTCCCATTCTGGCCTGTCTGAGAAGACCATACTTTTCCACTGCCACATCACAGGAGTCCTGCATCCCGGATGTGCCGAAGTTCGTGGTAGCAGCCAGAGCAGCAGCCCCACCGATACCACATGTGGATGACTTGTCCCCAAGCACAGAAAACAGGCCAGAGGCTGGATTGAATGGAATGATGGATCTCTTGGATCCGGCTGTTCCTACACCATTGAGGATATCGGACAGCAGATCGAAGTCACAGGGAAACGAATAGGACAGGATGTTATAAGGATCCCAGTACCCGGCCTGTTCATTCACTCCCTTCTCATGATAGTAGAACTCGGCAATGTTTGGCTGTCTGGTCATTTCTTTCAGGGAATGGAACTTGTGGGTTCCTTCACCAGATGCAGCCCCTTCATATGTCATGAAGTGGACGAATGAAGGATCATCTCCCCCTGCCAAGGCTACGTCACCCTGTTGAGATACAACCTGAAATGGATGGATGTTCTCGGCAATATAGTCACGGTTGGGTGCAGACGATTCGATGTCCTGATTCTTGGCCTTGACACATTCGGTGAGAACGTCTTTCACGACTTTGGATGGTGAAGTACACTTCCACGACTTGGAAACCAGCATGTTGGCATCCTTGAGCATGGTAGGATCACAGGCATTGAGATTGTAGTTCTGTAGCTGATAGGACTGAGGTGCCCGGTTATCCAGCCTGTAGATCGTCTGTCTGACATTGAGGATCGACTGGACACCATAGTTCTCAAGGATAGGTCTTTCTATCTTGAGGACCATATCCTTGTTGTAGAACCCATCCAGAACCTTACGGGGGGTGTGGTGGATCACGTCCTGAATGGTGATGGAAGTCTGCAAGCCCGGAGTAAGCAGGGATTCTGTCAGGTTGATCTCTTGGATGGACATTAGCTCCTTGAGGATCTGTGGAGCACCGTCAACGTCTACCACGAACCGGGTTAGGGTATCTTCCTGTGGCCCAAGAGCCTTGTCATATTGATTTTCAGGCATTATCTAAAGTACCTCAACCCATAGTTGACATCCTCGTTGCCACCTGAAGCTGTCATGATAGCATTGAACTGTTCCTTGATCAGTGGCCAGTATTCGGATCTGATCAGCTTGATTGCCCGGTGGGATTCGTTGATGTCGTTTTCCCAGTCATAGTAGGTTACCCGTTCACGGGTGATGACCTCATCTACTGTTGTGCCGTCACCAAGATTGTAGGTGTTGTATTCTGCCTCGGCCATGGTCAGATAGGAATCATAAGGAACGTTATCGTCACCTATCTGGACAAAGACATCGGAGAATGTTGTCCCGTCAGTAAACAGGGTTCCGTCAGACCATCCACCACTCTGGACAATTGGAACATCATCGATCCATATTCTCTGGACCGATGTTTCTCTGGATCTGGAGTCTGTTCTGGAGATCACCTTTTCCCAGTGGTGCCAGTTGGTTTGTGCCCATTCGATGGATCCGTACTTCTTGACGATGTAATTGTCGAAGGATCTCTGGTCCAGCATCCAGTCAAAGTCAGGATCTATGATCTTGTTGGTGAGCATCACCAGCCAGTGGGCTTCAGAATCCCCATAGAACTTGTCTGCAACGATGTCAGGAGTATCACCATCCCTCAACAGGATATCATAGTAGTCTGCCGTATTGTTGAGAACCGTCTGGATCACCCCGATTCTGACAGTGATATCGGTGATCTGTTCGAACGATGTGAAGTCATCCGTCTCTGTTGAGATCTTGTAGTTGATTGTGGGGAACTTGTTGAAGTAACGTGCCATGGCTTAGAATCCCTGTGCAACACGAAGCTTGGAGAGAACCTCGGTTTCTCTGAGCTTGATTGTCAATCTTGCCATTACCGGATGGCCGTTGGAGAATGTCTGCCAGCCAGAACCACCGGGTGCATAGTCTACTGAGATGTTTTCGATCACACACGTATTGATACGTGGGATGTTGGTGTTTTCAACTCCCTTGTCAAAGAACGTGATGTCAAGCTCTGATGGAGGTGTAAGGGTAAAGCCATAGGACTTGGCATCGATTTCAGGAGCAGCATGGAATCTCAGGGTCTTGATGATCTGCTGCATTGCCAATGAGTCCTTCTCGTTCTCAGGAGCAAACAGGAACATGAAATCGAATTCTCTTTGTGGGGTGTTCTTGAACAGGACTTCGATCTTTGGATTGACCGGTCTGCCAGTCAGGCCCAGACCCTTCTGGAGCAGGTTGTTGTTCAAGGATCCCCCTTCAGCAGCAGCCCCTGCCAGTGTGGAGAAGATGTTGCCCAGTCCCTCGACACCTGATGCCAGAGTGGATGAGAAGGATCCTGCAAAGCCTGACAGGAGAGAAGAGGTGGTCAGGATACCCATCTTGCCGATATCCCCGGCAATGGCCGTCAGTGACACGTCTTCATAGATGTTGGACTGGTTGAACTGCATCGTATCCGGGATATACAGGACGATGGATTCCTTGATCCGTCTGGTCTGTCTTGGGGCAGAGAACTTGTTTGCTCCACCTTGGGATGTTCCATTCTTGTCGAAGTAGAGTGGATCCATGTTGAACCGGAGAACGTCAGTCTTGGAAAGCTGTTCACCACCGGGACCGAACCGGGAGAACATTCTCTGGTTGTTGATGGAGTCATAGGTGGATCTGTTGGGCACATTGATGTTGATGATCATGTAGTGGCCCTGCTCGGAGTTCTCACCTATATTGGATGGGAATACCCGGCTGGTGAAATCGTACTCTGACTGGCCAAGGGTAAGATCTCTTGGAATAGTGTTGGGAGTATCAATATTGAACTCGTCTTGAACCCACTGTTCGGTAGATTCGGCATTCCACCAGTTCTTGAGCTTCTGGGTTACTTCATCGTAGATTGACATTTTGGATCCTGTTTTGTGGGTGTCTACTAAATATTTAGATGCCAAAGAAAGATGACAAGAAAACAAACAAGGGCATACGGCAAGGGAAATTCATTCCCCGGAATCCCAAGAAGTATCGTGGAGATCCCTCCAACATTATTTATAGGTCATCTTGGGAGTATCGTGTCTGTGTGAAGCTTGATCTGAACGATAATATAGTGGAATGGGCCTCTGAAGAGTTCTTCATTCCATACCGGATTCCCGGTCAGGAACGTATCCGTAGGTATTTCCCGGACTTCTGGTACCGGACCAAGGATGACAGGGTTGTTGTCATTGAGGTGAAACCCTATAAAGAGACTATCCCACCCAAAGTATCCAAGAGAAAGAAAAAGGAAACTCTTCTAGCTGAAGCAGCCACGTGGGAGAAAAATCAGGCCAAGTGGGCAGCAGCAGAGAAATTTTGCCAGTCCAAAGGCTGGACTTTCCAGAAACTCACCGAATACGATCTCAAGCTGAAGACTAAATAACTATATGGCACTCAAACCCAAAGACGATAACCTGCTGGACCGGCTCAAGAGATCCATCCAGTCCCGTTCATTCCTTGGCAAGACTAGGGATGCTGCTGATTGGCTTATTGACAAGGCTCGTGAAGCCCTGTTCAACAAGCCAGAACGTAAGAAGCTGCTGAGAGATACGGACAGACACCGTGATACCCTCCAGATCGGCTCCATGTACTTCTATGTCTATGATGCCAAGTGGAAGC